CCGTCGCGTCGTCTTTCGTCACGGCTGCGTAGAACAGCTTGTCCAGTCCGATCTGGCTCTTATATTCACCTTGTCCAATCGTCATCTGTTACTCCTTCTCTTCCAAAAAGAGGAAATCTTTGCTCTGACCATAATGGCCAGTTTCTTCCATGTCCATGTCGCGTTCCCCCTGGAACAAAAATCCAGCTGCCAACATGGCTGCCTCCACATCCGGGAAGCTTTCAAATCCATCAATCGACCACAAACTGAGCTGCACCAGGTGAGCGCGTGAGATCTCACGATCATCCACGTGCGCTTTTGGGGCGGCAGCGATCTCTTGAAACGTGATATACCTGGCTGGAACTGCCGCCTCGGACTCCAATACCAGCACATCCTTCTCTACTGGCACTCCCAGTCCGCTCAGCGCGTCTCGAACTCTTGCCCAGATCGTGGTCATTGTTCAATACCTCTGGCTTTCATTACCCGGCTCCAATCATCGTGACCTTCAGCTCCTGGTATTCATCCTGCTCCCTGATGTTGTCAATGGAGCGGATCTCCCAGGTATTTCCGCGATAGATCACCTTCCAGGTCTCGTCAATATCCTTCTGATACCGGATCAACAGTGTTGCAGTCTTCCTGGCCCCGGCGGCGTCTGCCAGCCAGAGTTCGTTTCCATGCGCGTTGGTCCACTTGCACCAGGTTGAGATCTGCCGGCCAGCAACGATGTGGTTAAAACCGCCAGCGTCTTTATCAAGCTTGCGCTCCTCGAGCACGATCCTCGTTCGCAGATCTCCAGGGTTGGTGATCTTCTCGCCAATTCTCATGCTTCCAGCTCTTTCAGCCGTACTGCCTCAGCTTTGAGCTGCAGCAGCACGGCATTCAACCCAAACGTCAGCGGGACCTCGTATTCAGAGCCGGTCTGAGCCGGATTCTCGAACCACTGAACCAAAAGCATCCTGGCTGCCGATTTGGCGCTTGCGTTGATCACCGTGTCCTGGCTCCATTTCCAGCCGGTGGCGTTCTCAACAAACGCCGTCACCTGCTCGAGCAGATCCAGCATGTTCTGATCATCTATCTCGCAGCGTAAAACGGTCGCTGCCTCAGTCGGGGTCAAAATGCTCACGTGTTACCTCCATTTCAGACCCGCTCCCATTACCAGGGAGCAGGTCCGATTTGAGTTTCAGGCTTAGCTCAAGCCGATCGCGATTGCTTCAGGATCCAAAACGATCCCACCGTACATGATCGAGACTTCGTCAACGATCTGGCGATATTCCGCATACCGGCGAACCTCAAACACCAGGCCGGTGTAGGGGTCGCGGATGCTGGTCGCGTCAATCGCGGCATCCCCTTCCTTGGGGATCTCGGGCAAACGCACGCCCAGGCCGAGCGCCGATTGATTGAACGCCAGGTTAGGGGTGTACTGGTGAATGCTGACTGCCTTTGCATCAGCTGCGGCTCCCAGCAAACCGGGTGCAGCGATAGTCAGGGTTCCTGCAGCGGTGATACCTTTGGTAACCACATACTTAGAACCAGAAGGTTCATCCGCGATCGAGATAACATCTCCTGCCAGGATGGTTCCTGTGCCGGTTTTCACCTTTATGTCGGTCGCGCCGGCAGCATGAGCCCCGTCTATGACGTAACTGGCGCCTGTGCCCTTGGTGTGTTGGGTGAATTGGTTGGACTCGTAGAGGTTGAAGCCCTGGAGCCTTGTGAGGTATCCGTTCTTCATCATCTGGTCGCTGCCATACTCGTTGGCTTTGTAGAGCATGCCCATGTAGGCCCGCATGGCTTCTGCGGTCGCTGTGTTCAGCACCAATGAGAGCTCGCCATTAGAACGGTCATTCTTGGCCAGGATGCCCCACAGCTTGGCGATGTATTCCAGGTTGGCGGTGCTGGCTGTGAATGGCACGGTATCGGCTGTACCAAAAGCACGGCTGGCATTCAGGATGGCCACACCCGCCAGGTAACTTTCAATCCCGGCCGCCAGCTTGTCGAAGGCCTGCAAGTACTGGTTCTGTCTGCGGATTGCCATTTGGGCATCACCAATGGCTTCTGAAGCCTCTCCTGTCACGACAATGCGCACAGCCTTTCGGTATGCCATTGTATAGGTAAGAGATTTTGCGACATCGGCGCTGGGAGCGGGCAGGGTAGCCGAAGGCTCCACGTCAACTGCGCCACTGATTTGGGGCACATCCCACACGATACTTTGACCCAATGCGGCTCGGGACAGCTTGCCGTCAACCTGGACGGCTCTGATCATCCCAAACTGGCGCCGCGGAAACTCCGCAATGCCCGCATACAGGGTCGGAAACAAACTAGCTAAAGAATCAGGCATTTTTTACTCCTTCTCCTCAGTGACCTTGCCGCCATTTGCCATGAACTTGGCTCGCTCACTGATATCCATCCCGTCGAATTCCTCGCGGGTCATTGTGTTTTTGGCAGCTCCAACTTCTGCGGCTGCCTCCGATACGGGTACAAACAAACTGGCAGTACTTTCGGCGAGGTCACCCGCCTTTGTCAGCTTGTTGTAAAGGTCGAGCGCCTTTTCTGCTTCGGCTTGAGCCTCGTCCAGCGCGGGCTCAAGAGCCAGAGCAGCATTGACGTCTTCCTCGGTGCCGCCCAGGAGTGTTTCAATCTCCTGAGCCTTGTCATTCACGGCCTGGACGCGTTTTTGCGCCAGATCATACGCACTCTTGAATGTGGTCATTTACTTCTCCTTCTTGAGAGTTTTGATTTTTTCGCGCAGCGCCTGGACGGCTTGCTCGCGTTCTTCTGTATCGGAGGCTTCTTCCGGCACGCTGGTTGCTGGCTCCTCCGTAACATTCAATCCTTTTTGCATCATTTCCTGGACGGCTTGTGGTACATCACGGTATCCCATCATTGCGTTGCTCATGACTGGCAGGGAATCTTTAGCTATCCCCATCGCTCTCGTGGATGCAGGTTGGCTGATGATCTCATCCACGAACCCATTCTCAAGCGCGGTTTGGGCGCTCATCCAGGTTTCATCTGCCATCATCTTTTCGATCTGGCTTTGGTCAAGCGTGCTCTTTGCCGAATACGCTTCCACGACCCCCTTTTTCAGCTCCTTGAGCATGCTGATCGACACCCTGTGATCATCCACATTGCCGATGGTGATTGTCCAGGGGTCATGGATCATGAAAAACGCGGAATCTTGCATTTGAACCTTGGATCCCGCTGTGGCAATGTAGGTAGCCGCGCTTGCGCACAATCCATCGATCTGGCAAATCACCTTGCCAGGATAAGACATCAGCAGTGCTCGAATGGCGCTTGCGGCCATGATGTCGCCGCCCGATGAATGGATCCGGAACAAAACCGGTTTTCCGGCTGCTTTATCCAGAGCGTCTTTCACCGAATCCTGGGTGATATACCCAAGCGGTGGGTGGATCGGATCCCAAAACCAATAACTGTCCATGATGTCACCATAGCAGTAAATCTCAACTTCACCGCTCTCGATGGTGTCAAACAACAACCGTCGTTCTCCTGCCTGTGCCAACTTGTCGTTCAATTTCATAGTGTCTCCTTGCCGGGCATGATTAACCCCTTTTCTGTGATCACTGCCATATTTCCAGGGAAGTAGTGTTGATCTCCACCTGGGTATGGTTCCAGGTCATTAATCGCCCTGGCTTCATTAGGCGAATAGATACCATCCTGAACCTGAGTGTGCAGGAACTCCGCTTGCGTTTTCGTGTCGAGCTGCATGACCGCTTTACGTTCAAAGCGGAAAAAGCCCATCTCCTGATCCTCGATCGGCAGCCACTTCAGCCTTGCCGCCTGCTCGAACTGCACCAGGTAGGGGTTCAATGTTGTCCCAAGATAGTCGAGCTGCTGCTGTTCGTTCGATTGGTAGCTTTGCTTGCCCAAATTGAGCTTGTATTGCGGCAGCCCGAAGTAATTCGCGATCTCCACCTCGGTTGCTTGAATACTTTCCAGAAACTGGACATCCGTTGCGTTCATCGTGACCTGCTTGAAGTCGATAATGGCGTTATCCTGCACCAGCACCCCATCCTCAGCAGATTTGAGGTAGCTGTCCTTCACCTTCTGGCGTGCCTCTTCGCTGATCTGCCCGTTCACCTTCAATATTGCAGTAGGCAGCAAGCCGTTACCAGTCAGGGTGTTGCGCGATTGGTTCGCTCCTATCTGCCGGCTGATCGTGTCCTTGGCGTACCCCAAAACCGACCTGCCATAGACACCTTTGGTATCGGGATTGATCATCAAGTGCAGCACTTCCGGATCCGGTATGGTCTTTGTTTCGCCATTGTCAAACAGCACCTGGAAATACCGGTTGCCATATTTGTCAAATACGGGTTGCACCTTGCTTGCCTCAAGCTGGTACAGCTCAGGGTAAGAGCGGATTGGTTTCCACACATAGGCATTCCCCATGCTGAGTAGGTCCAAAATCAGCCTTTTTTTGAATGTAAACGGCGTCTGCCACCTGTTGGGCTCAATTTCGATCAAATAGGCTGCGTTTCGCCTGGATCCATCCGGCTTGACCCTTCTGGACCCTCTTTCCAACCGTTCAAATTGCTGGAACGGCAGCGCGGCAATATCATCGCTCAAAATGTTCATGCAGCGGTACACCGTCGAAAGCTTTTTTGCGGTTTCAACAGTGATTGTTCCGAGGCTGGCCATCGACGGCCAGTACATCAAAAAGCCGCTTTCTCCTGGCTGCATCTCTTTAGGGATCGGTGTGATCACCGCGTTATTGATTGCTTTCTTGCTCACATGCCCCATCCTTCCGCCAGGATCCGTTCCTCGAGATTGTCTTCCTGGTTCCAAAACCGCGCCCGGCACATCGCCAGAACCAACGCCATCACGGGATCAATGCGCTTCGTCCGGATCACACTCTTGCCCTTGGTTTCCTTCACCAGCTTTTTCAAGCCGGATCCGTTGGTAGCGATCGACGCGTTCCCAAATGTCCACCGCAGCAGGGGGTTGTGTTCGTGCGTCAGTTTCCCGGATCGCATCAGGGTTTCAACCGTATTCATTGGATCAGTCAAAATCGCAAAGGTGCCCTGCTGTGTCACCACGTTCACGCCTTCTTTCATTTCCGCCTGGGTAAGCATCACCGCGAAAGCGGGGTCAGATACCAGCTCAACTACCTCGTGCATCTCTTTATATTTCAGCACCTGGTCAAGGATTGCCCAATGGTCGATCGTGTCGCCTTCGGTCACGTGCAGATATCCGCCGCTTTCCCATTTGTCGTAGGGCACGTGATCTGTCCGTACTCGCTCCAATAACGTATTGCGGGGCAGGAAGGCATCAACCTTGAAATGCCAGTGATCCAGCCATGCTTGAGGTGGGAAAAGCCTCACGATTGATGAAAGATCGGTCGTTGTGGAGGCATCCTGCCCGAGATAGCACTTCAACCCGAGCAGCTTCTCTTCCGGGATCGTTTCCTCTGTCTGATCGTATATGCCCAGGTCGATCCAGCTGGTGAGCTTTGTCGTCACCCACTGGTTCAGGTCCAGCCAGCGGAAATTCAATTCAACTTCCGGGCTGTTCTTGGCTCGGTTTGCCGCGTCGCGCATGGACTCAATGTCCTTGGCCTCTCCCAACGATGGGTTGGCTTCATACCAGTGCTCTTCGTTGAAGATGTCGTCGCCTTCGTAGGAATAGATTGCCACATACCAGGATGGATCATAGATCTCGCCTGAAGCCACCTTCATGGCATAATCGTGCAGCTCCCAGCCAATACTTACCCTGTCCGGGTCTTTTCCGGCTGTCGTGAAATTCCACCAGATCGGCTGCGCTCTCGAAGCGCCCGCGCCGTGGGTCATCACATCCCACAGCTCGCGGTTTGGCTGGGCATGGATCTCGTCAAACAATACCGCGCTGGGTTTGTACCCATGTTTCGTGTAAGCTTCGGAACTCATGACTTTATACCGGGTTCCGCTTACCTTATCAGTGATCTTTTTGTAGGACGGCAGTATTTTTGACCTTTTCAACAGCGCAGGAACCAATTCAAGCATCTTACTGGCTACGTCGTAGATAATTGATGCTTGATCACGGTCTGCCGCGCAGCCGTAAACCTCACCGTTGATCTCGCCATCAGCATACAGGTGATACAGCGCAACTCCGGCTCCTAATTCGGACTTCCCGTTCTTTTTGGGGACTTCCACCCATATATAGCGGTATTGCCGGGTACCATCCTCTTTGACAGTGCCGTAAACGTCTCGCAGGATCTTCTCTTCCCAGGGCAGCAGCTTGAATGGCTTGCCATAGAACTTCCCGTCGGTGTGTTTCAACATCGAGAAGAAAGCGCAGACCCGGTCAGCCTTGGCGGCATCAAACGGCATGTTTACCCCCGTTTATGATCGCTTCAAACTGGGCGGTCGGATCGCCTAACAGCTTCTCCATCTCATCCAGTTGATCCTCTTCTTCGGCTCTTTCCGGAACAACGCCAGCCCTGGATCGTGGGGT